ATAGATTAGTGATATAGAGCAATATACTAACTATTGTATTGCTCACAAACTTTTTTTTTTGACTTTGAAGTTGTCGAGTAACGCGAAGCGCTGTATTGATGCGGCTCGAGCGCAGTCATCATTAGTATCTATTGGCATTCCCTCAGGCACTGACTTCAAGTCGGTATACACTATGGTGTGCTTCAAGCCGTGCTCCGATATTAAGCCGTCTTCTCTGCCACCGTAACTTGCAGTAAGTTGCAAGTTGCTTGGTATATCATGCAACCTCGCTACCCAGTACCGCAAACTTTTTGTGTATGCCCAAAACTCTACTTCGGGATTGTCTCTACACACTTCGAGCCACAAGTCAAAATATGCTTGGTTAAAAAAATCTCCGCTGGCATGTATCCTTACTGCCTTGCAGTCCCGCGGAAGCACTGGTTTTATGCCTTGTCTCACCGACTCAAAGTTTTTCCACCTATGCTCGCGCACTCCTGGAAACCTTTCTGGGTTTGCTGCGTAGCACTTATAGGCGTTACTCTCGTTATGAAATTTTCCAGTATGCCTATCAACCGTGACTTTGCAGTCGAGTGCAAACGGACAAGTGCTACCTGTTGGCAAGTTCCATTCGTAAACTGTTCCTGTGTAGTACTTTGTATTTTTTACAAACTTCATTTACTGTCCTTTGAGTAGACTGTAATACTGCGGGTAGTCGGCTTTCAATATGTTCCATGCTTTGCTTAACTCGTCTGTGCTACTACCAACTGTTTGACTTCCTACATGGTGAACATACGCAGTTGATATAAAGTGCTTCTTGCCATTAGCAGACATTTCATAACACTGTAAGTTATCACTAAAGTAATTGATAGGCAAGTAGTCAACCCAACTACTGCGACTCACTACTCCACATATAGGCGCAATAAAGTTAGTTTGTACTATTGAAAACTCTCGAGCATTATGAATGTTGCCAAGATTATGCACTGCGTCTTCATCATGAGTATCATAATTGCGCCTGATGTTTTGCATGCCTATTGCGTAGTCGGTGAGACACCCGACCCAACCAAGAGACTCGGCTCCTACCTCGTCGATTAACTTGTTGTAATCTTCAACCAAGTTGTCGTAAGTTGTCGGAGTAAAAACTACATCATCATTGCAAACTATAACATGCTCATGCTTCTTAAATGCTTCCTGCACTACAAAGTTGTAAGCATCTCCGTAATTAGTTGCTGTGCTTTTCAAGTCATAAAAAATCTTACCCGACATATTATGACTATTCTTAGCACCGCAGTAACCAATGTATACTTCAACTCCGTTTGGAACATACGCACTAATGCTTGATACCAATACTCCAAGCGACTTGCGATGTACCGTGCTGATGCAAATTGCTCTTAACTCTACACTCATGCTCAACTCCTTTTGAATAATTCGAGTAACATCAAATAAGTTTGCTCTTGCTTGAGTTGTTGAGGAGTAAAACGAAGCACTCGCCAACCTTCAAGCGTAGCAAGGTTATATTTTTCCATGTCTTTCAAGTAACCGAGACCTCGGGTGTGTCTGCCTTGTATCCATATACCACCTTCAACTTCGACCGCAATTTTTTTGTCAATAAAAGCATAGTCAAATCTGAAGCGCCTGCCCTTCATGAATTGAAACTCCCGTGTTGATGCGGGTAGTTTGTAGGCATTGCAGTAAATTTGAAAAGCAACATCGCTTTCTTTTTGAACATCAGCACTCGTCTTCTTTTGCTTCGCCATCTTGACTCAACTTGAATAGATTAACCAAAGGTATCAAGACCGCAAGCGACTGGTTACTGTCTCCCATTGCTTTTATCTTGCCTTGTTTGTAGTACAATCTACTCAATTTTTTTAACTCGCTTACAGACATCAGCAAAACTATTTCTTTGCATGATGCTCGCGGTATAATGTAAGCATAATAGTCTGCATGAGTTGTAGCAATGCCACTCGGCTTGCCTCTACACATGTACTCGACTGCGATGTTGCCTGTAGTGTGCGCCATGAAGTCGGTCTTTACTTCAATTTTTTTGTTGTCAAATATATGTCCAAGGCGCTCTTCGTAAGTGCGACCGACCATTAAGTCAAACTTGAAGTCAGAGTTGTTCTTCATAGCAGTTCTGTAAACCGTTGAGTATGCTTATCGAATTGAAACTTGCTACTGCCTATTTGTCCGCTATACTTTGTTTTGACTTTTTGGACATGAGCATGAGTTATTGAATGGTCATTGTCTTGGTTTAAGAACTCTCGATATATGCTCATGATGTTGTCTGCTACATTGTAAAAGTGTGCAGACCCCGAGATGTCATACGCAGTCGGTATTTCGTAGTTGCCATCAAGTCCTTTCTGCATCTTTCTGGGGTGAGCAATCAAAACAATATGCACTCCTGTTTGCCTTGCGAATGTTCGCAACTTTACAAGTATCTTCGCAGCATTTGTTGTTTCGTTTTCTCCTGACTTTATTTTGACCTCGAGGTTGTTCCATGGGTCAATGACTAACACATTGATGCCCGCTCGCCTTATTAAACTTTTAGCAATGGCAAGTATGCTTTCCACACTGTAGTCGTCAGTCGGGTTGATAAGATAGAAGTACTGACTCAGTGCGTCTATCGTGCCTTTTATTTTTGACTCATCTATTCTTTGCTGACCAAAAAAAGTTTCTCCTGTTGCTATCTCAAGCAACCGAATAATCCACATCTCAGGCATAGGGTTCTCAGGCGAGAAGACTGCACTGCGCCAACCATTGTGTCGAGCAAGAAAAACTATCAAGTTGTCTATGAAGTTTGACTTGCCATGGCTGGGTATGCCTGTAACTACAGTCAAGTGCCCAGGAAACCATTTGATAAGTTGGTCAAACTTCGGCCACTCATTAGTCATCACGCCTTGCGGGAACCCGTTGCGGTAAATATCAATCACTGACTGTGCTGATTCATTCAGCATCTGCACGCCTTCTATGGGAAAGTCGTAGGCATTGTCTTTGCAATTATGCAATGCTTCGACTCCATGTTGAGTCAAAACATCATTAGCATCTTTGCAACCTTCTGGAAACACAATAACCTTGCACCTATCTTTACCGAACCTACGAGCGAGTTCTTCAGTCATGCGCCTACCATTCGCATCAGCATCAAGTGCTAAGTATATTGTATCGATGTGGTCAAAGTAGTCAATGCTGTTGTCTACAAATTTCATCTTGCCAGTTACATTTCGAGCATCAGCATTCAATGCTCCGTCAGGCACACTAAGCACATTAGTTATTCCGGCTTCGATAAAACTCAGCGCGTCAACTTCGCCTTCGACTATGTATACTTCGCGTACTGACTTAACTGCATCGATGTTGTAAAAAATTCTATAGCCATTTGGTGTCTGCGAGAACTGTTTATCTATTGTCCTGTACTTGATGTTTACAACTTTGCCTTCATGAAAGTATGGGAAAGCAATATACTCCAGTGAAGAGTTGTCTACATATATGCCTTGCCATTGCAAAGTTGCTTGACTGATGCCTCTTGTCTTGAAGTATTCGAGTATATGCTTAGGATATTTGTTAGGCACTCCAAGCAAACTGACGAAGTCGGGCAACTCAACTTGTTTTTTTGCATCGCGCTTTAATGCGCCCGCCCAACCACAATGATGACAAAACCAAGTGCCTTCTTGAATGTTTACACTCAAGCATTTTTCATGTTGCTTTTTTCTTGTGTGAGAACATTCAGGGCAAGTCGTATGTTGCTGCGTATGTAAACTCGGGTCAACTCCTGTGATACCGTAGTCTCTGAAGGTTGTTGCTACACTCATAGATAGTCCATTTTGTTAAGTCGCATGAAGTAGTCGAACACTTTCAAAAATTGTTCTTCATCATGCACTCCGTTTTGCGTTTCTTTTTTGAAGTGCCTATGAGTTTGAGTAGTTATGTCTCTTGTCATATTGAAGTATGCTGCAATATGCTGAGCATTTAAGTCAAAACATTGGTAAGCAATATAACATACGAATAGTAACCAGTATCTGTTCTCTATCATGTCTAAGTCCTGTATGCTATTGAGGTCTATTACTTTCGTTTTGCGTAAGTAGTTCATAATAGTTTCCAATGCTAAGACTATTTCTGCTTCGTTGTAAGGCTGAACTGTATTGCTACCTCTTCTAACTGCACGAGGCAGAGTGTGAGTTATATTTCGTTTTGCTTTTTTCTTGTTACCGAACAGTAGTTCTTTTTCTTCGCGTAGCATTTCACTCAATTTTCTTTTTGGCTTTGCCACTGCACAACCGTCCCATCTCTTCGGAGCAATCATGTCTCCTAAGTTGCCTATTGACTTTAACTGATTCATGCTCACCTCACCACTCTTGGTATGTTAACTTTTGTTGCCTTCGCATTGATTGCCAAGAAAACATCTATGTAGTAAACTTCGTCTTTGTTTTTTCTGTGCAACTTCATCAGTGTTCTAAACTGCTTCGACCAGAAGACATCTCGAGTAGCATTGTAAACTGCTTGATGAATTGCTTTGTCCGTATATCCTAACTTAACCAACTTGCTATACATGATGCAAGCATTGCTTGTGCTCGTATCGCTTACAAGTCTTTCTTTTTCAAGTTGACTAACATTCGGTAATATCATTTTAGTCAATTCAATTACTTTGCTTCGATGTTGCAAAACTTCTTCTTTCATTCGTTTTGCACTTTTGTCTTTCGTAGGTTTATTATATTCTTCATTACATATACTAAGAGATAATAAACCTTCGCACTTCGAAAGTGAAGAAAGAGACTTTTTGAGCTTTTCAACAAAATGAATAAACTTTTCTATTTGATAATTCGCATCCTCAAGTTGCTGTTTGATTTGCTCGCGCTCCATTTGTATGTAGTCTGCCATAATTTTCTCCGAATTATTGAAAACCGTCATAAACTGCTTATACGGGGCGAAACCCCGACGCCCCATATAAGAACACAAAAAGTATAGTTTCGTTGAATGTAACGGGGTTTATGGTAGAATTACGCATATTGTAAGCGTTCTTCATGTTGCAAGTTTAACATATACATCAAATCCACCGCTTTTTCAAGCATTGATTTGAACTCGTGCTCCGTGCATGTATTGGTATACATCATCATGGAGTTGTAATCTTTCACACGAATAACCTCGCCTGCACCTTTCGGCTCTTGTAAAGTCCAAACTTGATATTGAACTTTCTCAACTCCGAACAAATAAGAGTAAGCTCGCCATTGCATCGACTCGCAGTACTGGTCATAACTGAAAGAACTGTAAGTCGTCTTAAACTCGTGCACTACATTGCCGACTATTTGGTCAGCAACTCCTGTAAACATAACCACACCATGTTTTGTATCGATAGGCAGTCGAAGTTTATACTCAAATATCTGACTCCTATTATCTACTTTTGCTCTCGCGTCAATAATGTCTTGCTCGTCAAACTGAATGCGCTCATCTTCCTCATGCTGCATGCCTTGTATCTTCGCATGAAAGATACTGCCTGCTATCATTTTGAGCGACGGCTCAGTTCGTTTCGTCCATGAGTCAACTAATTGTTGCAAACTAATCTTGTCGAGCAAGTATCTCCGATAGGACTCAAGTTGAGTTGCGCTTATCTTCAGCATACCATGCCTCCTTAGTTAAGTATTGTTCTTGACCATTGTATCGAACTTGCCAATATAAATTTGCGAGCGTCTCAACATCATTGCACTTGCCACTGCAGTCATAACCAAATTTGAATGCTTCGATAATTTGCTTACGCTCTTCTATCATTAGTTCTCTTGCGAGTGCTTGCAAGTGCGGACGCAACTTGACTGCATCATACTTTGCCGTGATAAATTCTTCATAACCAAAACCGAGGTAGTGATATAAAGAATACGCTGGGCTGTTTTGTCTTACTCTCATGACTTGTCTCCTCTCTTCAATGCGAACAAAGCAATTGCCATGATGAAGATGGTAGAGACATGCAAAATAAGTTCTGGGAGGTAATCAGTACACATGATATTCTTCCTCCATTTCTTCGGTAAAGTTTTCAGCAATGCTAACAACTTTCTCCGAACCTATGCGAGCAATCAAGTAATTAAGCAATGTCTCTGCTTGCTCGTCATTGATAGAGCGAAAGAAATAGTGTATGTTGTAATTTACTACATACCTATAGTAATGGTCATTGCTTTGAACATCAGCAAGCATTTTTGTTGCGGGTGGCAAATGCTTACTTGACACTTCGTGACGCTCATCAATCTGGAGTACTGTCAAGCCGTAGTAACCATTGTTGAAGTTGGTTATTACTTTTCGGTTTGTTGCGACTGTTTTCATGACGCCTCCGCTTTCCAACTTGCGTCTGGCAAGAATATTTTTAACTCTTTGTTCCATTCAAAGCCTCGTGTCTTCATCACTGCAGTTACCGATGCCCACACTGCTGTCTTCTCTGACTTCTTCAACTTCGCTTGCTCGAGTTCAGAAAAGATAGTTTCGGGGTCGCATGTTTCAGCAAAGGTTGTCCATTGCGCAACTGTTGTGATTGCTTCGCGATGCTCTTGTTCTTGAGCGTGCAAACTTTTGTGGGTGCTTTGCAAGATGTCAGTCATTGCAGTACTCATTGATGCAACCTCACCCATGACAACTGGCTTAATGCTCGCGCAGTTCTTCGCAGTAATTGTGTCGCTTAGGTCGAATGTTAGCACGCGCTTGTTGCCTTGTGTCGTGTAGTAACCAACTAAGTCGCATGATTGCATGAGCAAGTCGTAAGAACTGCCCGCAATGAGTGGACGCTTGATGCGAATGTCTCCTTCTTCTTTTTCTTTTGCATGAGCAATGAAGATGATATTCTTTCCGAGTTGTCTTAATGGGTTGAAGAACTCAGCAAAGGTCTTTTTCAGAGCACCCCACAACTTAATACTGTTGGTTGCTAACTTCGGGTCTTGCTCAACTAAGTATTGTTGCATGTAGTCGAGCAATGTTCCTGCGGTGTCAACTATAACAGTGTCGCACTCCGCATAAACATCAGCAAGAGTGTGCTTGCAGTTAATCACATCTTGCCAGTTCACAAATTGCAAAACCTTTTTTCTTAAACTACTCCGATGTGCTCCACGGTCAAAGTCAAGTATGACTGGTCGGGGTGCCGTGTTAGCAAGTGTTGTCTTGCCGATACCTGGGTCGCCATAGATAAGAACAGTCAGTCCGCTCAATGGCAATTGGTCATTCTCTTCGTATACTCTCATGTCTCGTCTCCTATAAGGTTGATAAAAAAGGACTCAATGTTTTCTCCAACAAAAATAGCAATGATGTTATGAGTCCGAGTATTGCTATTCCTATTACTGTCTTACTTACATCGATGATTCTGCGCAGGCGTCTGCACTCTTGCTTGTAGAACTCCGCTTCGTTGCGAGCAACTTGTACTTCGTGTGGAGTCGTGCTATACATGTAGTCATACCTTCTCGTGTCTTTGCTCATTTTACTTCTCCAATTCTGTAAGCAATGCTGTTAGGTCAGCACATATCTTGTCGAGTCGTTTTGACTCCGCTTCGCTCAAGGCATCAAACTGTCGTGATGTGTAGTATGCCTTCCATAATTTTGTCCGCACTCTTCGTGCAAGTGCTCGCGTCTCATTGCGAAGTTCAGTTGCTTCGCTTGTTGATTGTGTGGTTGCCATGCAAACCTCTTGTAAATGTGAAAGAATTACTCGACCTCTTCAAGGTCTTCGATGTCATAACCGTATCGCTTTAACTTTGCTTTGTAACTTTCTAACTCTTCAAGCAGGTCAGTGTACTCCGCATCGAGTTCAACATAACCTTCCGAGGACTCTTTGTCGTTTGTAAATTCAGAGTCGGCATAATCTGCAAGGTAGCATCTGAATGCTGTAGGGTCGCAGTGCTTCAATATGTCAGAGGCAAAAAAGAATTGCCCCTCAACTCGGCAGTGACCGCCTTGCTCGTCAAGCATCTCCATATATTTTTCTTCGTACTCTTCTGGCTCGGGTTCGTAGTTGTCTAACTGCGCTTTAATAGTGCGGGCATCTTCGAGTGTTGTCTCATAATCAGTCAATAGCATTTGTACTATTTGCTCGTTATCGAGTTGGTCGTTATTCATGATGCGTCTCCTATTAGTTAAGTTGTTTGTAAAGTAATACTAAACTTGCTCTATCAATTTCTAAGTCCCACAACTCTTCAAGCAATGCGTATGCTTCATGCTTTTCAAGTTTGCCTATTGCATATTGGAGTGTCTTCATTCGCATTTCCAACAACTGCAGTTCTTGTGTTAACTCTTGTGTGCTCTGCTTCATTACATTATTCCTATCTTAATCAATACACTCGGGTTGCCATGTTCACAATAACCGTCTGGCTCGGTAATACATTCGTGCTCGCAACATGCGTAGCAATCTTCATCATGAAGAACAACTGCCTTCAAATAGTCATTCCAGTCTTCGTGATGTTCAAGTCCTATCATGTCTCTAAACTCTTTGATGCTCATGCTCTTGTCTTGTCTCATTTCGCTTCTCCTTTGACTTGAGTAAGACCTAACTCTCTACATGCGTAGTTAATGTGCTTGCTTGTTGTCATTGACCAATACCCGAGCACTTCGCAAGTGCGGTTGATATAATCAACCTTTCCAACCTTTGTGCCGTATGATGTTATGTAGTCATAACCATCATGATTGCTTGTCACCATTGCCAAGTTTGTTTTGTACTTTTCGAACTGTCTCATGTCTCTACTCCGTTTGTTACATTGTGTTAAGATTGAATATACATATAGCGTCTTCTCCGCAGTCTGAGTTCAGCAATGTTGCAAGCGCCTTGATGAACTCTACCATCTCTACTTTACATGCGTATTGAATTGTAGTGCACTCGTTGTATACTGAGTTGCTTGATTTGCTCCGCAAGTTCGAAACATCGCGCAACTGAAAAGATAAAGAAGCAATTGCTCTTGTGAATGCCTCGCCTATACCTTCTTTCGTGTCAGGTGCGTTTCTTATAGCTTCGCATAGTTGCTCGACTAACTTCATCATGTACTTTTCTTGAAACAAGTCAAGTGAGTATGTTGGATAATTGTTTAAGTAATCTTTGTCGATATTCTTTGACCACCTTGCTGCGGTCTTTTGATGTCGCTCAAATCGCTCGCAAATTTTCGAGTATACTAATTTGCATGCTTTGTCTGTTGTAATTGTTTCGGTAATCATGTTTCAACTCCGTTTGTATTGAATGAATAAACTTATACTGACTCACTATTTCTCTTCGTTGCTCTCATGTATTGTTTCTTGTATTGCTTGAGTTCTTCGATGAAGTCAAGGCGCTGCATGAATTCCCAAGTGCTTGCTTCATTTGTAAGCATACATGTTGATGCACTGCGAACATTGTAACTGCGACTCGTGTATTTCTCTTGCTCTTCAATCACAATGTCTATTGCTTCGATGTAATGATAGCAGTCTGCTTCGTTGAGTTGTGAGCGAAGTTCTTTGTAGAGCTTGCGGTTGAATGATGCAACATATATGTCTTTGCTTGCCCATGTGAAGCGGCTCAAGTAATTGCTTGTCAAGTCAAGCAGGTCGCGTTCTATTTGCGCATCGAGTCTACTCATTGTTGACTCCACATCATTATAGATGTCTGATGCTACTTGTGGGATTGAGATTTGTGCGCTCTTGCTCATGATGTTACTCCGTTTGTTTTGTTTGTTTATTATTGATGTTGAATTACTTGGTATCAAATGCGCCTGCGTTATTCATTTGGAGCAAAGCCATTCTTGTTGACTCTTCATTCAATTTGCTTGTGTATACTTCGCCTCTGTTTGCTGCAACATTCATAAAGAAACAATATAGGTCTTGGAATGTTGTGTTAAGTTCTGATGTTGTAACCAACATGTAATAAGCATTGGTTGGGTTTTCATTCATCAATTGAACTCTTGTGCTGTTGTTTGTTGTGCTCGTTGTCATTGTCGTTCTCCGTTTGTTTGTTTGTTTGTTATCGTTTCTGGATGCAATATGGGATATTGATATTTCCAATGCAACCTTTTTTTTACTTTTTTTCTTTTTGTCAATTATGACGCTTTGTTCATTTCGTTTGTTATCGCGCCATCTTCTACTACAAACATAAGGTCTCGTTTTACTCAATCCAACCTTTTTTGAACTTTTTTTTAACTGCTTGATTTATATGGAGTTACGACGACAAATAGTTTTAAGGGTTTGCTTACCCCTTGTTTATTCGCATCAATTCGGAGTGCATGATATTATATGTATGGAGTATTTCGATGTGTAATAACTTAAAGGTTGTAAGTTATTCGTGCAGTGGTTATATTCTATGACGGTTCATCATGACCGCGTCTCCCCCCGAGTCGTGCCTGTCGCATCATGTGGCAGGCATATTTTTTTGCCTTGCCTACTCGTCATGTGTTTAACTTTGTGAGCATTCGAGATAATTAAACTTATATTTTCTTTTTGAGTTGTTATGCTGCAACTCGAATGCACTCGGGCGGGGTGGGGACTCCGCCTATTTTTTATTTTTGCTTTTCCTCTTTCTTAATGCGAAGCATGAACTGCAGTGTGGCAATCTTACCTTTATACCAGTAGACATCATTCGCAAGTCGCATCGCTTCCCCGACTGCCTTTGTGAGTGGCAAGCCTTTCGCTCGAGCAAAATGTCTTATTGCCTCTTCATCTTTTTTGTCTCTTATTTTTATGTGCATCATGTTATGTCTCCTACGGTCCTATCGGAGGACCGCCTGTTAGTTGATTGATAATATATGACCATGAGTTGCTCACATCTACATACTCGCCAGTGGTTAGTTCGAGTATGTTAAATGGTTCGCACTCATAGGCGCAGGCAATATCGTTTTGGTCAAGGATAACCGTTGCGCCAGTGTTTACTTCTGTAAAACTAATTGCCATTAGTCAACCTCGCAAACTACTTGCATGATGAGTCGAGCAGTTGAATGAAAAGTATATGCTGCTCGAACTTCAGGCACTACATACAGAGCAGTGCTTGTATCTTGAACATCATAAGGCAAGTATACTGTTGCATCATAACTTGCAACTCCAGTAAGGCAGTTAATATAAGTTACAGTGTTCACATCGATAGTACCAACAAGACTGTCTATTTGTGTTGAAGTAAAAGCCTGAGGCGCGTTTCGTGATGCGGGTGATAGGGGTGCACCGAAAAACCACAAGCGTAGTGAAGGTCTTTGTAAAGTGCCTGATGTTGTTTCCTTTATCATGATGCGGACAATACGACCGCTCATACCTTGTGCTCGTGCCATACTTGGTATCACGAGTGCACTCGAAGTGAGTATGTCGCCTGTGCTATATGCAACAGTATCTAGTACTCCGAAGTCTACAACTTGTTTTCTTTGGTCGTATCCAATCTTGCCTGAGTAAAATTCCATAGTTATACCTGTGTTAGTATTCGTCTTGTTGAGTATTCAATGTCGCTTAGTCTTATTACTTGTAATGAAGCAACGGTCGTGTCTGTTCCAAGTGAAACATTATTTGCTGATGATTGCAGTCGCAATTTGAAACCTGGCAAACCGTTGTTAGTTGTCTGCACGGTTGCTGGTATATTCAGCATAGTTGTGCCATTGACATACGGATGCTTAGGGTGATGATTGTAGTCTACCCAAGTATTGTAGTCTTCGTAGTCGGCTCCCGATAAAGTTATATTGCTTATTAACCTAACGCCCCACTCATGCGCAGCATTAACTGCGGGAGCAAACATAAATACTCGCACTAAATACCAACCCGGCTTGCGAATATACACGAAGCGGTCTACGGGATTGTAAAAATAGAATGGCGAGTTGACTATTATTCTGTTAGCATTCCAATTTATGTCCATTCCATTTACGCCACTTTGCAAGACATGATTGACTATACCACCTGTGCTCATGAAATTTCCTTGCATGCCTGCAATCTCAAAGCAGACATTTTGTATATCTTGCTTTAATGATGTAGCAGTTGCCGTAGAAATTGCTCGAGCAAAAGACACCGCACTGACTTTTCCTTCAATGCCATGCTGTTCAACTATGCTGATTTCATCAGGGTTTTTGACATCCAATGGTGATAGTCTGCGACTTGTGTTGAATGCTACTTGTCCCCTGCCTATACCTGCAGGTCTGACTGGTTCGTTTTGCTTCATTGTGCTTCTCCGTCTATTCGTATTCCTACTTCAACCATGCCTTCATATACTTTGTGACTATGCTTGAATAACACACCGCGAGCAGTTGCTGAACTATACGCATCGAATAGCAAAGAGTTGTAGTCGCTCAAATTAACTATGCACCTATTGCCGACTTGGTTTTGCTTCGCATCAACATAAGTAGTTGTAAGCGTAGCTTCTGCTTGCGTCTTGCGACCGTAAAACTCTACCAATGCTCTTGCAGTTGTATATGCCGAGCCTGCAAATCTTTGCTCATACAAAATATCCATAGTCGGGTTGTCAAGGTATCGGAGTTGCGAGTCAGTCTCTACAGTTTCATTACCAAAAGTTAGTCGAGTCTTTATTCCAACTTTAATGATGTTCGCAGCACCACCGTACCATTCGTTAGTCGGATAACGAATAGTCAGTATAGTTGCTGGGTTTACTGTTCTTCTTATCCATGCCTTACCTCTGGTTGTCCATGGGTCAGTCAGTTCGAAGTCGCCTGCGCCAAACTCATTGCGGTCAGTAATGAGTGTGTAGTTATGAAACATTTGCTTTAAGTCTTTAGTCATACTGCCTTCGGCACCTTCGCCGTACTCGTATGACTCAGTATCTTCTCCCTCTCTCACAGCAGGCAAAGCAACCTTTGCAACTTGCAGTGTTTCAGAAAATAACTTTAACTTAAAACTCGCGTAAGTGTTTGCTCGTGTAAATGTTATGCTGGTGCCTGTAACTGCGGGATAAGGATTGTTTGCTGTCGCAGTGACCGTGTATCTATCAGGGTTTGCGGCTACCATGCTGTAGTCGAACTTTACTATCTCAACCATGCTATCACACATTGCTCGGAGTACATCGTAGAAAGTTTTATACTCGGCAAACATGTTTACATCTGCATGTGCTCCACTAACTAAACGAGGCGCAGTATCTCCTTTTTCTATTTGCCATATCTCTGCTATGTAGCATAGTTGTAAAGTTGAAGGAGACAACGGAGTGCCTATCGGAATATCAGCATCAAGCCATTGGTCAAAAAAAGTAATAGTGTTAGTATAGAAAGAATTGCAAACATAACTTGCTTGGAAGTTCTGTGTGATTGCTCGCATGTATGCAGTATACATTGCGCTTATCTTATCTCGCAATCTTGCAAAGGTGCTTATATGCAAATAGAAGTTATTAGGTGGTGTGTCAACTGCTCGTGTATACTTGCCTTCTTTGAAGTAGTAACCAAGTATGTAACTTGTGTGCTCAGTGTTTTCAGCATAGATACCAGTTGCACCATCATAGTTAATAAGCGTACTGTCGCATCGAAGCAAGTACTGCCACACTGCAGGCTTTATCATTTCTCCTATGCATCTAATTATGTCGTATGCTTCAACATCGTATCTTATTATGTTTTGCAAAGTGGTGACTTCGAGTTCGTTCTCTGCTGAGTATTTTTGGCAACCGATAAAACTTACCTTCCATCCTGTGCCATCATTGTACTGAAGCACGAATGTATTGAAGCAGTCAAACTCTTTGTCTGCTAACACGGAAGCCGCATCATACCACGAGTCCGCGTTGCCAATTAAGTCAGTGCCCGTCACTGTCAAAGGAAACTTTTTTGTAGTACTACCTTTGAGTAACTGTATTCTTAAGTTGTTTAAGTCAGCAGTTCCTTCAAGCGAAGCAATGTTGAAAGACATCTTTAATACTTGACTCATCATGCCCGAAGGTAACTCGCCAAGTTCTGTATCGAGAGTCATGTCTCGTAGCAAGAAGTCACTTGGCAAAGTCACATCAGTGCTACCGCCTGCGTAGTTAGCATTGGACGGTATGATGTAAAGCCGATAGTTGATAGCGTCTTCGCTTGTCCATGTTGTAACATATCTTCTATTGCTCATGATGTTAGGAGTTCCTTGCGGTAGCATGTAAGAGTAAGTTGCTCAAGACCACTCGCCCATTTCTTTTCGTTAGCAAGGTCGCATCGTGCAAAGACAAAACCATTTGCGAGCAATGATGTAGTCAGCGGAAAGTTGCCCGCGCTATCCCACCTATCAGGCAGTTGCTTGTTATTCGTGCCTAGGTCTGGTTTTATCAGGCGAGTATGCTTCATTTGTAGTATTGAGCGAAGCAAATACTGTATGCTATCAGTGTTGACTGTGCCTGTGTCCCAAGTAGAAACTGCAACAAGATTGACTTCGAGTACTACTCTTATTTTCCTTTGTGAAATTTCGGAGCCACTCATAGACACTTCAGCATTTGACTCTACTTGGTAAGTTGGATGTATACCAAAGATTGGTAACTCGACTGACAAAGTATTGACCGGCTGAAAGGTTGGTTCCGTAGCGCCTTGTATTTTTATCCAGTATCTCCATCCCATCTTAACCTCGTCTGCTTAGTTTGCGTCTGTTAGTTTCTACTAGTGCGGTAATGTGCTTGCTGTCTACTCTCAATTCTCCGTGGACATCAACTGTTGTTTTGTGTGATATGCTTTTGCCAAGTGCTTGTGTATCTTTGCGTAGCAACTTAAGTTCTTCAAGTACTTCGCTGTCGAAGATTGCTGACGCAGTGCGAGTTGTTACTGCATTAAAGTGACTTGCTCTATGATGTTCAGTATTCTGAAGCATGCCATTTTTATCTATGTATGTAGTTGAACTATGCGTAGCGTAGTATTCTCTTAAAGACTTGCCTGTCTTATTCATCCATTCCAACTCCTCTTTATTCATGCGGGTTGCACGGGCGGTAATAACTGACTCGCCTTTCGACAACCACGCTGGAATTGAGTCAGATGTTTCAGTACCTTCGCCTTGCAAATTGACTACACCATCTTTGAAGCCTGCCGAGGACCGCGCTGCGAATACCAACCCAATTAAGGTTGCTTGTAAAGCAGCGGCTACTGCAAGACCACCTATACCAAGTTGAGCAACTGATGTACCGAATATCTGCGCAGTCCAAATAGGTATCATCTCAAGCATGGCATTAACTGCTATGTCTATCGTAGCGCTTGCAAAGTCTTTGAGTGTTGCCTTGCCTGATGCTGCGAGCTCCCCAAACTTACCAGCGAGTTTTGCAAACGACTCGAACATCACCTTCTCACCATCCTTCATGTCCTTTGCCATCTTCTTAAAGATGTCTCCTGACTTTGCAAAGATAGTTGATGCTGCTTTGTCTCCTGCCGCTTTTAGTCTATCAAGAAAAGTTTTTTGCTCTATCTCTTCAGCATCTTGTCTTTTCTTATTGATGTCTCCGAGTTGTTTAGCGTAGGCATCAAAAGTTATCTCGCGCTTGGCAAAACTTTTTTGCAAGTCTTTTTCTTCTTGAGCAAATCCTTTCCGTTGTTCTTCAAGTCGTTTTTCTGTTTCTTGTTTTTCTTTTTTGTATGCCTTAAAGTCAAATGCTTCTTGCATTGCTCCTTTGATTGCAAGAGACGACTGGAGGACTATGTCTTTTTCTGACTCTGCTTTTTTCATTGACTCAAGTGACTGCTTCTCATAAGCAGACAAACGAGTTTGTAGTGTGCCTATGTACTCTTTAACTTTGACTAATGAGTCTTCTAATCCTTTTGCAGTTTCCGTTTGTCCGCCGAGTGTTGCCTTAGTAAATAAGTTTTGTATTTCTATTGACTGTAATTCTAAGAAGCCGATAAATGTTTTGACTTGTTCTATCGTTTGCTTCAAACTATCTTGAGTTGTGGCAAGCGCCTTCGGGACAATGGTTTGCATAGTCGACTCAAAGACTTTAACGGAGTCACTCCAATCTTTTGATACAGACTTTAATGATGCGACTTCTATTTCCGCTTTGAGCTTTGCTTCTGCTACGAGTCCTTTTTGGTTTTTCTTTATCTCGCTCAAGTAAAACTCAATAACATCCTCAGCCGTTTCGCCTTTCTTCTCGCTTGGCTTGATGATACTTGTTATCTCTTCATTGCTCAAGACTTGATTAGCGTCTTTGACTTTTGCAAGGCGGTCATTCAAGAAAGTATTTAACAACCGACTGCGTTCTCCTTCTTGTCTTTGTGCGAGCGCTTTAAGGTCTTCGCCATTTTTCTCCGCAAGGATTTGCTCGCGGTCAAATCTTTGTTGCAAGAGTTGTTCTTCTTTTTCGTATTGCTTCTTAAGCGCTTCGAATTCTGAGTCTTCTTCTTTTGGCTTGTCTGCTTTTGGCTTCGGACTTTTTGGAAGCTTCGGTCCGCCTGGTGGTTTCAAGTCAAGGTTCGACTTGTTCACTACTTCATTTGACTTAACTATCGCTTCTTCAGTCTTCTTAACTTCGGCACGCTGTTGCTCGCCTGTCTTCTTGCTGGAGTTGTAAGCATCATCGTATGCCTTCTTGGCATTGGTAAAACCGTTTGCCATGATGTTGCCTATATCATCCCAGTTAAAAGATGTTATTGCTCGCCACACCTCACCGAGTGTTCCAACGAGTGAGTTGAACATCGCTCCCACTCCTCGCCCGATTGCATCAAGGTTTGCGAAGAAGTTATAGACGGCCATGCCTGCATCCCATAGCAGAGTGAATCCTGTGATAAGCAAGCCAACATTAAAGACAAGAACATCAATTATGAATTTGCCAATAGGTTCGAGTATAGCGTAGAGAAACTTGAATACTTCTTTTACTCCGTTTGTGATGCCTTCGAGTCCACCCATTCTATCCATGAGTGGTTTGATTGCTTCGTTGATTTGGTCAAAGGCATACACGGCTAAGTTCCAAACCATGCGTAGCAAGCCCATAACATTTTCTAATGCTGCTAAGAATGTAGTCTTCAATATATCAGCAACGCCTGAGATGATTCCTCCGAAGTCAACTGCGGGCCCGCCTGCTCCAGCAAAGGCATTTGTAATTATGTCTTTTGCTTCGTTGAATATACTGACCAAGAAGTTCATTGCCTTTGGGATGCCGTCAGTGAGAGCAGGCATCAAACCAGTGAGGAGCGGGCCTATTGCATCATACACTCCCGAGCCGATTGTCTCAAAGGCTTCGTTTGCTATGTTAGAAAGTTTGTTCAACTGACCACCCGCATCTCCTTGTTGGTCGGCAACTGTCTTAAACGACTCACCAAGTAACTCGTTTGCAACTTTCATTTTTTCTGCGGGGTCTAAATTACTGCGTAGTGTTTCTGCAAGTTGTGGATACTTCTTAGCAAGCCTTTCAATTGCTGCTGCGCCTTCAGGGTCAGCGAGACCTTTGGAGAATGCAAGCGCAACTGCTTCGCCTTTGACCGCACCACCTGAGAACACTTCAAGTCCTGCAGACAACTTAGTCAACTCCTCCGCTTGCTTGCCTGAGACGCCACCCATAGTAGCGACAGTTGATGCGAGTTCTCGCGTTCTCTGTACTGGTAGTCCTAAGTCATTGGCAAGGTTGAGTGTTGATGCTCGCACCTTTTCCATTTCGCCTTCGATGTCTCCGATGCCTTGCTGAGCAAAAGCAACTTCCATTGTGTCGCCAAACTCATCTGCTGCAAGAGCGCCGTCCATAATTTTTTGTCCGAGCATTTGCACACCACCGACTGCTGCTTGTATTCCCATGCCCGCAACAGTACCGAGTGCGCCACCGAGTGTTGCTCCCCAAAAGCCTGCCTTGTCTATTCCTTCGTCTGCAACATCATTTGCTTTTTTGCCAAGGTTGTCTAACTCTCCTTGTGCTTGAGTTGTGTCAAGGTCAATCTTTTGGTCATCAATTTGTGCAACTGCTGACTCTGTTTTGTTCGCAGTAGAGATGAGTGACTCTAACTGGTTTATTGCCTTGCGTAAACCAGCCATGAGTTCGTCTGCTTCAACGCCAAGGCTTATCTTAATATCTTCGGACATTCTTTCTACGCTCCATTTTTTTTCTTTCTTTAGCAAAGGTTATAGTGTATGCAAGCAACTGCACCACATCCACTCGACTCGTCTCATAGTACAACCGCAAGTAAGTGCCTGCGTCTCCTTTTGCTAATGCCTTGTATATCCAATAGTTCTTACTCAGGTCTTCGCCTAAGTAATAATTCGCACCATCATCTTCTTCGTCTTCGTACTCATCATCATCTGGGTCATTGAAGACAACTAAGTTTTCAAGATAAGACTCACATAATGCGGACTCTTCTACATACTGTAGTACGAAAAAACTCTAAGTCAGTCAGCATCCCTTCTATATCTTGTTGTTGCCAGAACTCCGAAGTCACTTCTGACTGTATGCCCGCAAGCAAGTCTGCGTCTGCAACTTTAGAAGCATCAATACATTCCTTGGCAAAGGCAAGTATGAGTGGCATAGTTTCCGCATCAACATTGATGACTTCAAAGAGTCGCTGTCTTACTTTTAAGAAAGATAGCTTGACAAGTTGTTGCCCTTCATTTGTAGCAAGTAGGTTGTCAAAAGCATTTGCCCCTTTTTGCAAGTCGATGAGTTGAGCAAGCGCGGGATTGCTGAATGCTTCTTCAAGAATCCATTGCTCTGCTGCGGAGTTTCCACCGCGACTATTGGCTAAGCCATTGAGCAGAGGAGTCACCTTGTCATGTAAGTAAGGAGTGAGTTTTGTTTGCAGTGGTACTTCAAATTCTTTGTCATTGAGATATAGCTTCATGCTTAACTCCATTGATGAATAAAGGCACAAGGGAGTGCGAACTCCCTCGTGCTGTGTTTTGTTTTTTTAGATTGGACCTGTGCTTGTAAACCACACTTCTTTGTATCCATAGAGTCTTGGGATTGTTACCGCAGTTGCTCCTGTTACGAGTGTAGTGTCAAAATAAGTTCCTGCAACAACCATGTCCGCATCAGGATTGACAACATCACCAGACACTTTTGGTTTTGTGTACTTGCCTGACTCTTGGTCGAATGAACCAGAGTCCTGCATCAGCTTGCAAAGCATCAAGACAACCTTGCGCTTTTTTGGAACACTGTTTACGTCCACGCCACCGTAGATAATTTGCAACAGTGTCTGACTTGCTGCGTTTCCTGAGTTGAACTTTTCACCGTTCTCGTACTCGCCCGTATCAGCAGTCGCTTGGTTTTGCGGAGCGTATGCATCCAAGAAAGTTGTGAGTGCTTCGGAGTCTTCATTCTGGTCGATGGTGAATGAAGTGCGAGTGATTGATGTTTTGATTTTCTTTACCAATGTGAATGTTGGCAACGGGCCAACTGTATTGGCAACTTCATCAGCAGTGAAGAAGACGGATTTATTTGCGCCACCTACTACCATTTGTTTACCTCGTTAGTTTGTGTATTAGATTAAATGTGTTAACTAAGTAACTCCAATTTCTTGCAGAACTTTCTCTTGTGTACTCCCGTATCATTAACTTGGCATTGCGCTCACATTTGCTCAGCATGTCTGCCTTGCTGATTGCATACCCCGTATGGTAGAGGAGTATGTCAGTGTCCGCAATAACAATAGGCTTCTCGTCTATGTCTATTGTCTCATGGCAAATGCCAACCCATTTTAGTTTCGATGTTTTTTTATGCAGTCGCATGTTAGGCAAATTGTATCTCGGTCGGTAAACTTCTTCGGGGTCTTCTTCGTGTGATACTCCAGCAATAGAAACAAAAGCGCAGTCGGCTGTACTTGCAGTGAGCGTTGTAAGTATGTTGTCTAATTCATCATGCGGAATAGCAAGGCGCTCATCGGAGTCAACATGAAGTATCCATTCGCCTGTTGCATATTCGTCCGCAAAGTTTCTGCATAGAGAAAAGTCGAAATGCTTTTCTAATGTTGGGAATGTAATTTGCAAACCTACAAGTTTATCAGTTACTCCGAGCACTTCTTTTTTTATCTCGGTAGCCGACTCGTCAAATATAGTACGGCATGCAACTACCTGTATGTCTTTAGGCAGTGATGCTCGCCAAGGCCTGATGTCTTCGCCTTGCTTGTAGATTACACAAACTGTAAGCATGTTATCCTTTGTAGTAAATTGTTCTGAAGACAAGGAGCGTAATACCCTTGGTTTCATCATCGTTGTATGTCGCCACTTGCGAACTAACAAAGTGCAAAGGCGAGAACAGAGTACTCTCATACTCACTTTCATAACCAGCCGGTACGAAGTTAGTTAATTTATTTTCTATTGCCTCGCTGATGTTTGCAAGTGCCTCGCGGAGATTAGCTTTGTTGTTTACTTGTTTCTTGACTTGACTGCCCGCCAACAAGTATACATCAAGAGTCCCGCGGTTAGCAAAAGCACTGTCGTCTTCAAGGGCAATGACTTCTCTGTTGTCTTCAACTGCTAATACTCCTACATAGTCGAATTGATAAGTGTTCCATTTGTCAATAGTCACGAACTCGTAGACACGAAGCCCACTCATTGTTTTGAGTTGCTCAACTATTTCTTCAACTGCTTTTGATTCACGAGCCATGCTTTCATCTCTCTTATTACTTGCAACTTAAGTTCTTTTTTGAATGTTGGCAACCGTTCTGTTTTCCATTCTTTAATTGCTGGCTTTAAGTATGGTCGCTTTGGTATCTTTGCTCCGTTGCCTGCAATACCTCCGAACTCATGTATTGCTGCATAAGGCAAATTGCTACCATACTGAAACTGAAAGTTGTTGCCTGTTGTCTTGGCAACGAAGATGTTACCCATGCTTATCTTCTTCGGAGTAAACGACCTATACAAGTCACCAGTGATGACTCGTAGAGTACCCTTGCCTTTATCAGGGTTTCGCGGGACTGCTTTGCTCTTGCCTTTTTCAAAGTCAAAGGCAGTGCGCTTCATGTTGAGTCCTATATACATGTGCAACTCCGATGCCAACTCGAAGGCACTGTTTTCATATATCTTTGAGATGTCAAGCATACTCATGTTATACCGTTGGTATATAGTGCAGTGCAAAATACTTATGCCATCCTATGTCTGTCTTTAACGACTGACTTACTGTTTGTCCAGCACCACCACTCACTATGCTGTTCAGCCCGAACCAGTTGCCACCGTGTGGTGATTGCCTAAACAACAGTGCGACCATTTCAGCTATGCCATGCAAAACCGTGTTAGGCATTTGTGCATCTGTGTAACCTGTTTGGAGCGTTGCTCTGAATTGTCCTTTGCTGATGTTCTTGTAAACTATGAAGTGCATTGCTGGTTCCGTACTCCATGTGTAATTGCTTACATCAAATGCCGCGTAGGTATCAAACTCATTTTCTCTATACTGCAAACTAGTAAGCGAAGTGTTTGCAAAGTATGGTACGAACTTCCAATAGATATTGGAGTCCTCTGCCTGCCTTGCCTTACTCGCATTGAAAGTATAGTTGACTGATGTGCTGCGAAGAGGCTGACCGCAGTAGCCTTCGGCCTCCTCGTAGCAAACATCTATCATTGCATCTATCCAACTATAGAGCGCGGTGTCTTCGACCGATGGGTCTCCGCTGACTTCTAAGTTTAAGAAATTCAGTATCGAATTAAACTGCCGAGGATATGCGCTCACATAGGGCATCTTACTTACCTACTTTTTTTGTTTCACTTTTCACTTGCTTAACTTGCTCTACTTTTTTGGCAATGCCTTTTTCAATCAATGACTCCGCAATGTCTTGTGGTAACTGAGTACATTGACCAGCATTGACTCCGCGGTATGCTTCGAGCAACAGAACATCTATTAACATTACTGCCTCTGTAAATTAGTTAAAGAAAAGATGCGGGGTGTTACCCCCGCACCTGTACTGGTTTTATCAGGTTGTTGATGTCTTCAAGATACCAATGGCTGAAGGTGCTGGGAATGCAAAGCCTACTCGCTCTACTACCTCAATACCTTTCTGATGTGTGCCACCAAGTCCTGTTGCACCAAAGTATTCTTTGTACTCATTCACTGCTACATCTTCACGAATACCCATGACTGTGAACTGTGAGAAGTCGCAGTAAATTGCTGATGCTGTTGTTACTGCTGATGTTGGGAAGAGTGCATCAGGCACTACATGCAATGGGCGACCTGTGATAGAAACATAAGTGTTGCCTTCGAGTGCAGTCATTCCGATAGATGGTACATCCATTGGTTTAACCATGTCGAAGATTGGGCGACCGTTTACTCCGTCAGTTTCTTTCATCAAGAAACCAAAGACAGTTTGTGGTACTACGAAAACTCCGTTAGCACCTACGCCTGAGTTAATTGACAAGCGCAAGTTAATCAAGTCCTTCCAAGAGATTTCACCAAAGGTGTCTTTGCCTGATGTTGATGAACCGCCTTGAAAAGTAACAGTCGTGCCTGATGTACCAAGCAATCCTGTAAAGTTTGCTCCTTGTCCATTACCATTGAAGAACTGCTTGTCTTCAGTCTCAGCAAGTGCGCGACCGAGTCCATTTACTACATAGTCAAGGAAGGCGGGCGTAGCATCTTGTAGTTGCTCTTCGGAGACGATAGCACCTGCAACAATTTTCTTTGCAATGAGTTGTGTCGGAGTAAAGAAGTTTGTTGAGTCAGTCAATGTCAAGCCAGAACCTTCGGCAACTACTGCGCCAGTGAAGCCTCCTGATGAAGTCAAGTTTTCTGTCTTGCCTCGCATAGGATAAATCTTTGCGAGTGCTCTTGCATAACCGAATGTATCAGCATAGGACTGAATTTCTTCTACCCAGAACTGAGGCACATTCGCACCACCTTGTGATGAAGTGCCTGTATTGAAGTTAGCGCGAGTCTGAAACTTCTCATTTGCTCTACGAGCAATCTCGTCTGCTTGACCTTCGAGGCCTTTGTGCTTAGCTTGAATGTAGTCCGCAATGATGCGTGCTTGTTCGTTTCGTGAGTCATAGTCTGCCTTGATACTTACAAAGCCGTTGCCTCTTTGTTGCGTAGCAAGAGGAGCGGTTGTTGGTTTTACGGAGCGGAGATGCTCTGCCACTTTAGCATCCACAACTTCTTTTAATTGCTCAGGAGTTACAATAAGTTTTTCCATTGTTATCTTTTCCTTAGATAAGTTTCAAAAGTTCTTCTGTTGTTTTTTGTTGAGGCATTGGCAACTCAATCTTGCGAGTCACTGTCTGCACTTGTTTTGTTTGTGTCGTAGGTACCGAGCGTTGTTTGCTCTGTGCCATTCTTACTGCATTGATAAGTTTGTAACCTTGCTTAATCATTTGCAGACCTTCTGCTATTTGTATTTCAGTTTTGGTTGCAATCTTTTTACCGTAACGAACTTCTGTATCATTGAATGATGAATAACTATTGCCTTCGTCTTCATCATCCATGTCTTGCCCTGCCTCGTAACCAGCACTGGTTTCATCAGCGTCTTCGGCTTCCGCATACTCGCCTTCGACTTCGACTGGTTGCTCTGGCATTGGTTGTTCAGCAACTTGTTCTTCAGGCATTGCGACTTCGCCTCGCAAGTTAGCAAGCAATGCTTCGGAGCCAACGCCTATCATTGCTTCGACTGCTGCTTGCGCTTCGTCAATGCTGAATCCTAAGTTAGTTAGTTCAGTAATGATTGCTTCTTTCACTGCTGGCAAAAGTTCGTCTTTTAACTTTTGCTCAATCTCGGGAGTAAGCATTCGTGTTTCTTCCTTGTATCTTTGAATGAATTGAGAGAGTGTCTCACTGAATGTTCGCTTAATCAAAGCACCTCTGTTCGCTGGCACGGACACAATGCTGAACTCTACAAGTTCAGACTTGGTGAACACTTTAACTTTGTTGCCATCGATAGTTTGCTCTTCTGACTCTACTGGTATAATGCCCACACTCACCGCCTTTACATATCCCGCCTCTATCAAAGCGTTTAATGCTTTGCCTTCTTCGGTGATGCACTCTACTTGCACTGTTGCTTCGAGGTTCTCACCATTCATGTAAAGGCCAAGGCACCGACCGACTGGAAACCGAGTAGCATCATGCTGCGCAAGTACTATTGGGTTATTCATGTATGCTGTAAAGTCAATGCCTGATGGTATAATGATTGTACCATATCTATCGACCTCAGGCGTTGAAACAACAAACGACCAGATATTGTTTTCTTTCTCTTCATACATCTCGTCTTCGTCTTCGTAGTAACCGCGACTAAGACTGACCGTGCGAGTTATTGACTCCATGTTGTATCCTCGTTCTTGTTCTTCTTTGACAATTTTGTTTCTTATGTTCTCACTCCATGTATATCCTGCATCGCCTCCCCATAGTGCCCAAGCAACTCTGCCTGCGCTGGGGTATCCATCTTCACCTGGCTCGAAGCCTTCTGCTTGCTTGTTCTTTTCATGTCGACTAAAGAACGAGTACATGCGCATCACTGTATCTCGACTTAGTTTTTCTCTTCTTATGATTTGCCTTGCTCGAACAAGACCTATCCTTGTCCCTCCTTGCTTGCCTTCTTCTTTCCAAGCGATGCCACGCTCCGCTTCTTCTATCATGCCGTCAGTCACTTCATAACCTTCATCCATCATGACCTCACTGGGAAGAGTTGGCATCTGCAGTTGATTGCATTCCAACCAGACAAGTTAGGGTCGAGTGGTCGCACTGCTTTCTCTCCGCCCACGGTGAAGAACCCCTTTGCATCAGGCATCTTACCGTCTGCTTGCTGGTGAAAGAATCTTACTCGTCCGTCTCGTTGAGTAAGCCAAGACATCTTGATTCCGTTCTCACTCATAACTGTATACTGAGTTGCTGCGGTTGCATCAGCACTTGTTGTCTGTGCTATTGTCTTTGCTCTTGATGTTTCGAGTGAGTCAAACTTTTTCTTTAGTGCCTTTGTTATTTTCGCGGGGTCTTCAGTTGCCGATACTTTGTTGAAGACATGAAGCACTTCTTCTTTCATTACATTGCCTGACTCTCGGAGTTTGTCAACTGATGCAAGTGTAGTTTGCTCGATGACTTCAGCAACCGTTGGTGGCATGGTGTCTGGAGTAATGCCTAACTCCAACATCAACTCAGCTTCAATCTTGTTGCATGCTTCAAGCACTGCATCATAATACTGAGTATAAGTCTCTTCGCTGAAGTCGATGTTCTTAAAGTTCTTGTCTTGCTGTTCGAGTTTTCTTTGCATCTGCTTATTGATTTCTCCTATTGCTCCACTCACTATGCCTTCGAGGTTGATTGCATTGTCTATTGTGAGTGCATCGTATTGTCTCCAATATAAGTCACGCTTCTGCATGTCAGCAGTGAGATACTGGTCGGAGGTGACCTCTTGAGTCACCATGGTTTCATCAGCATTCCGCGTTGCCACGGGAGCAGGCGGTAAGCCAAGAGCAACTTGGTCAAGAGGCATATACCCCGCAGCAATCAACGGAGTATCACCATCAGGAACTTTGTCATAGCCTCTTTCTGCTCGTGCATCGTTTATAGTTTTTAGTCCCCAGCGCAACTCAAATTCTTCTTGTGCCATTTGCACTGCGGGGTCTATATAGATATAAGGTTCTGCTTGTATGAGCACATTGCCTTCCCAACGCTTGAAGTGTCTTGTCAGCTCTTCAGCAATATACAATGCTTCGGGGTCTATTGTGTTTTGTCTGAATATCGCCCACTGCACTTCAGCAGTTGCTCGGTTGCTGTAGTCACTTGTCAGCATGCCAGGTGGTACTCCGAACACTTGCGCAATCTGAGTGCGAGTGTCCATAGCAACTGTCTCGTAGTTAACATACAAGTCGGACTTCGGTGGTAACTCAAGTCCAAGTCCGCCTGCGAGCAAAGCACGCAACTTGTAGTCAGGCATTTCTTCATTCCACCTTGTTTTGAGTTTTTCCCACTCATCATAGTCGAGACGCTCGGGGTACTTGGCAATCAATGGTGGTGCTGCGTTATTGATGAAGAGACGCTGTAAGTATGCGGCTGACTCGCGGTCGAGGTTGGCATAGTCGAGTGCTGCCTGCACAAGTCCTACACCAAACATATTCATACCTACCAACTCTTCTGGTCGTGCCGCGGGACTCAACCGAGCAAGGTGAACGACTTCGTTCTCAGGCAAAGCTATATTGCCTTCTTGTGCTGACTGATATATGTATCCTTCAACAAAGTTGTCACTGCCTTTTACAACTCGCATACGAGTAGGGTTAAGAACCCACATCTGCAAAGGCACTCGGTAACCGTTGGTTGGTGTCCAGATAAAAGCATTGCCGTTTATAGACAACCAATTCTCGATGTAACCAAAGACCTGCGACCGAGTAAAGTACGGATTAGGATTAGCAAGCAACTCCGATGTCCAATGACCTCTGCCTAACTCTTCAAGTGAGTAATTCTTTTCAGTGAATGAATTAAACTTGATTGCTGACAAAGCATTTGCTCTATGTTGAAGGCATGCGAAGACAGTACCTCGTATTGATGCCTGCAACTCATTGCCACTACTCGTAGCACCAATGTCTCTGTTGCTCCGACCGCGCCGTGTCGGTGCGGCTTGTCGCCGTGGTTGGATTGCTTGTGCGACTCGTTCTCGCAGTTGGTCAAGTATACTCATACATATATGCTCGGTGACTTACTAATGGAGTTAAAGGCATGAGCAAGAGCATCCACGAAGTCATCATGTTTGTCTTGCTGAGTGCCTGTAAAGTTCAGCAACTCTTCTATAAACTCAGGCGCAAGGTTAGTCGTGTGATATATTAGTCCTTGCTCGTATCGTGCTTCGACTGGTTGAAACCTTATTACTTTGTCTCTGTCTGCTCTGACTCCGACTACATTCATTCGAGTATTCCTCTTTAACTCTTGCACCATCCAAGCTTGTGCTTGATTGGACTCGACCGCAACTACTCTCGCTTGCCATTTGTCATGTGCCGCGACAATCTGCTTGCCTATCTCTACGAATGTCCACCTGCCTCTTACCGCATCAACAACCACAACTTCATTTTGTGCAGTGATGCCTATGGTAACTATCGCGGTATAATCAGCAGTCTCACGCTGGCTGATAGCTAAGTCGACTCCGATATAGTAGTCAAGACACTTCATGTCATTAGCAATGCGAAGCCACTCTCTCTTTATCTTGCTTGCTCCTCTGTCTACATACTCAGCAAGATACTCCTGAGCGAATGCAAGAGTTGGGAGTTGTGCCTTTGCTAAGTCAATCTCCGTTGGTTTTATCAAAGGATTATCATAGCTTGAATAATGAAACGACTTCCAATTGCTATATGTTTGTTGCATCATGTCCAAGTCATAAAAATGATTCCTGCCACTCGGGGTACTCATGAAGTAAGCATCGCCTTCGTAGTCCGCAAGCGTAGGCATGATAACATCTTGCCATGCCGTGTCTCCATTGTCAGCATACGCCCACTCATCACATAAGACGCGGTGATAAGCGTTACCTCGAATTGTCTCGCTCCTCCAGACGCCTGTAAACTCCAAGTAACTCCGCTTTAATTTAATCTCTCCTTCCTTACATGTTGCTCCGAGTGGTTCGAACAACTTCCTTGCATCTCGGTATCTCTTCTTGAGGTCTTTGTATGTTGGAGCAGTATACAAAACGAATGCACCGTCCACTTCCAACATCTTCTCAAGAGCGAGAGCAAAAGCAAGATGAGACTTGCCAAAGCGACGACCGCACCTAATAACATTAAACCTATTGCGCTCATCAATAACTTCGTGTTGCTTATCATGTAACTCAATCCTCAGTTTCATTGCTTTCCTTCGTTTGCAATTTACCCCACACCAACTCAATCTCAGTATCTGTGTGAGTGCCTATGCCATTAGGGAATGCGTACTTCAACAGTAGTTCTGCTGCTCGTATGTTGCCTTTCATTGCATCACTCCGAAGTTTCAAAAGGATAATGTCCAAAGCAGTACGCTCATCATTGACTTCGCCAAGCGTTTGCGCGAGTGCATTGCCTAAGTCAGGTATGCGCTTCGGTCGTCCTTTAGGATTACCGCTTTGTCCTTTCTTCCATTTATGCTTCTCTATGTTTTGTGGATTCGGCATAGCCTGTTACTTCGCTGATGTAGTCGGTGTTTCGTGTCACTTGACATATCTCAAAAACTCATTCCTTGTCTTCTCTTCGTCTTTGAATATACCAAGCAACTTTGTTGTAGTCGTCATTGCGTTTGGTTTCTTAACTCCTCGCATGCTCATGCACAAGTGTTGTGCCTTTAATGATACCGCAACTCCTTTAGGACTCAACTCTTCATTCAACCTATTTGCTATTTGTTGAGTAATGCGTTCTTGATTCTGCAACCTGTTGGCATACAAGTCAACACATCGAGCAAGTTTACTTAAACCAACTATCTTTTCGTTTGGTATGTAAGCAACTGTTGCCGTACCAAAAAACGGAGCAAGGTGATGTTCGCATAATGAATAGAACGGTATATCCGTTTGCACTATCATTTCATCAGTGCCTTCAGCATCAAAGGCAGTGAATGCGAATTCTTTTGGAGTCAAGAACTCGCGTAAGAACTTAACATAACGCTCAGGCGTTTGCTTCAATCCTTCACGAGCAACATCTTCTCCGAAGTACTGCAATATACGAGCGACATTGTCTTCGACTGCTTCTTCTTTTTGTTCCCATGGGAAACGAAGCCACTTGCCTTTTAATTCATCTTCTGTTTGCTTATCGAACAGTGCTACGAATGGTTTCGCATTGACTGAGTACTTATCACGAGTACGACCGCTATCTATCAAGTCGTCTATGATAACATCACACTCACTTACTGTGTCTACTGGGTTAAGCATTGCTGCGATATATTGACCACCGCGAGGTACTCCGTAATACTTCAATGACTTGTCCAATTGCTCAACACGAGACTTAATCTCTTGCCATGTTACAATATATTCCATACCTTGTGACTCTGTAATGAGAGTTTCCACTGCGGGTTCTGTTTACACAACTCAATGCAATGGCGTAAGTTTACTGTATTGATGCGGGTTCCATCGGAGTGAGGACTCAACCAATAATGCTTTGCTGTTATTGAAGGTTGAGGCACTGACTGCCCTTGATGCCTAACATAGCGCAACTCAGTCACGCCTTGAGGAAAGTTTTTTGCTATAACATGTTCAGCAACCTTAGGACTCACACATACAAAGTCAATTCCTATTGGAGCAGGATGCAGTCCGCTTGTTTCGACTGCTTGATAATATCCTTCGTCTTTGAAGTACTGCACTATGTCTTCAGTTAACTGGTCAAGAGGTTCTCCGCCTGTCCATGTAATTTCATTG